TACGGGTCTCACTCCGTGCCGATACGGTCGGCATCTTTAGGCTCAACAAAATGATTTCGTTTCGCAACTAGAAAAGCTCAGTCTGGAGCTTTGCCCCGGCCAAATTCTCGCAAGCTTGCTTAAAATAGCTTTCCTTGAGTTCGGATCCGACAAATTGCCGGTCCAACGTAAGCGCCCCGACGCCCTCGCTCCCAATGCCCGTAAATGGCGAGAAAACCAGATCGCCGGGATTGCTCCAAAGCTCAATCGCTCGCTCAATCACATCAAGCTGCAACGGGCAGATGTGCTTTTCGTCTTTGTGATCGCGAGCGCCATCTCGGTTAAGAACGCGCCCTTGGTCAACGGTCATCCAGACCGGAGACGCGACCTCTTGCCACCATGAAACCGGATACTTGTTGCGGTCTTTTGTGATCGGTTTCGGATTCTCACCTGGCGCTCTGAACACCAAAAGATAATCCGGCGCTCCTACTCGTGATCCAGCCGAATCGGTGCAAAGCGTCTTGTGAAGAAGCCCATGGGCCTTTGTCCTCTGCATCTCGGTCACTGGGTTTTTCCAAATCGTGACTCGCGCATGAAGGGTAAAGCCGTGCTTCCAAAAAGCCCTAATGATCTCGCCAGAGAAGTCTTGAAAGCCGATGTAGCCGTGCTTCCATTTGGTGGCGAGAAGATCAACGCAATGCACGGCCACCTCTCGACCTGGGACAACGATTCGCGCCAGTTCGGCGATCAGAATCTCGAAATGCTTCGTGAACTCCTCCAAGTCGTTGCAATTGCCCATGTCTTGCAAATCGTCCGAATAGGTGAACAAATCTGCAAACGGTGGCGAGAAGACTGAAAAGTCTACCGACGCATCCGGCAATGATTTGGCAACGCGAACGCAATCGCCGTGATAAACAGTCCATCCTTCTCCTTGTCTCTTTTCGATATCGGTTTTCATTGTTAGTTCTTTTGTCCCTTCGCGGAATGCTGCCGCTGCAATTTTCATGCTTTCTTGCATTTCAGAGTGTTGGTTGATTTTGCGTGCAATTGTCCGCATGATAGCGCCTTCGGTCGTTGCATGGATAACGTAGGCGTTTACTTCGCGGGTCTGGCCAAAGCGATAGGAGCGCCTGAGCGCCTGGTAGAAGTCCTCGAAAGAATAGGACAGTCCAACAAAGGCGATGTTTCGGCAATGCTGCCAATTCATGCCATACCCAAAGATTCCGCTTTTGGAGATCAGAACGCGAATCTTGCCATCAACGAAATCAGCGGCGGCGGTTTCCTTCTTCTTCGCGGTATCTGAGCCGCGAATCTCGACGGCATCAGGAATTGACTTTGCGAGCCTTTCGCTTTCGTCGTTGGTATTGCACCAAACAATCCACGATTCATCTGATGCATTGACAAGATCGGCCACGGCCTTTACGCGAGCCTCTGCGGTCATTCGCATTTCTTTATGCATTGTAGTCGCTGACAAGGTTGCGTTGCGGAAAAGCTCCCCATCGTTGGCTTCTTTCGTTTCATCGACATCAACAATGACAGTCTCCAGGTTCAAATTCGGCAGCGAGTAGCCAATGTCATCATATCCAATGTCAGATGGCTTTGAGACACACGCTGCCCATGACGCCACCCATTTCCAGAACTCGCCTTCAGCGTGCTTCTTTAATCGCCAATCGCCAGTGTTGAATGTGTCGTTGATGAAGAACGTGCAAAGCATTTGTTGCGGAGTGCAAACGCCAAGAAAATCAGCGTGCTGGCCAAACTCGGTATAATCGTTTGGCGACGGGGTAGCAGTGCATGCAAGCTTGTATGGCGTTTCGGCGAATCGCTCAGTCAAACGATGTCGAGTCTTCCCGGTAAAGCTTTTCAGAATGCTCGACTCATCGAGGACGACTCCGCCAAAGTCCACATAATCGAAATTGTCGAGCTTCTCGTAATTCGTGATCCAGATGCCTTCGCCGGAAATTTGATCGACGGATTCGACGACTTGAGCGGTAATCCCAAAATGCTCGGCCTCTCGTGCCGTTTGAGCAGCCACTGAAAGCGGCGTTAGGATCAGGACCGGCTTTCCAGTATGTTGCCTGACCTGATGCGCCCATTCCAGTTGCTGGATCGTTTTACCGAGGCCGCAATCCTCGAAAAGCGCAGCGCGACCTTTCTGCACAGCCCATTTGACAACGTGCGTTTGCCAGTCGAAAAGCGGCGCAGTAATTGGCATAGGCTCAAATCCGCTCGGCTTTGCGTGCTTTGTTTTCGCCTCAATAAAGGCGTCATATTCCTCTAAATTCTTCATCTCTTTTTTGTTTTACTTTGCTCTATATTCCCTCTGATATTGCCGATTTCTCTCCGCGCAAATCTCGCATCGCGTCCGATTCGGCACGGCCAACCTGGCGCAGATCGCGCATCTACCGGCGGCGATCTGTTTGTTCTGCCAACGGCGGTTTCTGATGGTTTTTCCGTCTCCGTTCATTTCGTTATCCTTTCCATCTCGGCGTTGTGAGCGTCGGCAGTCTCTTGAAAGTTTCGGTGATTCCTCACCATTTCGACGGTCCAAGGCTTCCACTCAATAGGATCGTTAGCGCCGCGATCGACCTTGGTCGGTCCCTTGTCGGCCTTCTCGTAGCTGCCAACGACGCGGATTTCGATTTGCCTAGCAGGCTCTCCGGCCTTGTCTTTAGCTTCTTGCTCAGTAGGCCAAACATAGCCTGACGATCCATCCGCATAAACGTTGACCCACCCGGTTTTTAGAATTTCGTTTTCTTCTTTCATATCAATCAAGTTTAAGCTTAAACATAAGCGAGTTCACAGCCTCGCGCTCCGTCTCTCCGCATTGGGTTTCCACATCGCCGAAAAGCTCAATCGAAGCCTCCCAGTAGGAATCGGACATGTCGAAGACGTAGAAGGTTTCGATACCCAATCGTTTCGCGTCCTTCTTCCAGCGCGGCACTTCGTCTGCCATGTCGAGGAAATCGGAAACGCTCATTTCGCCCTCCCCTCTTCAAAACGTTCCCATTCCGCCATCACCCTGACCTCAGTCAGTTCCGCAATGGCCCGATCTTTCTCATCCCGTTCCGCACCCATTTCGAGGGCAAAATAAAAGGCGAGTCCGTAGCCTAGCCCTGTGATCAGGCAGAGTATTCCGATAAGGTAGTCTCTCATTTTTAGTTCGTTAATTAGATTCTAATTCACGCAAATGACGCTGAAGGTTCGCGAACTTCCTGACCCTTTTACATGCCACCTTCAATTGATGGTCGTCCGATTTTGAGTCACTGTGCAAAAATGCAATTCCAAGCAAAGCGCATCCAACATTTGCGGCGAGTTCGATTATAACTGGTTCAATTTCCTTCAAAGGCAAATCACCACTTAAATCGCGAGAGATATCGTCCACAATATCTCCAGCTAGAATCCCGGCTGCCAACAAATACTCGCCGTTAGCCATTGCTCTTATATATTCCTTCATGATATATCTATTTCTTTCAATTCATATCTCCCGTTTTTGTTCTTCCTCCACCCGTGAACCAGCAAGATCCATCCGGCTTTTCTTAGATGCTCTAGCGCATCCGATTCGGTAATCTTATTGATTCGGCTTTTTGTATTGCTCCAGCTAGTTGATTGCACCGCTACGGTCTCGCCATCGCGAATCGCGAGGATGTCGATGATTCCGAAAAGATCCTGTCTGATTCTAGCGTGAGGATTCCACCGCTCGACAACCTGGACCAACTGGCAGGTCTTCCGCAGATGGGCCAGACTGCGAGCGGTGGGGGATTGTTTCATGCGCCCTCCCAAATTCGGAAAATTTCCTCTGCCGAATGTTTCCATTCAACCGCGTCCAAAATTGAAACGCCGCAAAAAACGTCTTCCGGTTGCGCAATTTCAAGATACCGAACCTCTTCTTCATTCCGTTTTAGCTTCAGCTCGGCAATATTGAAAGGCGAGCCAATGATATCGGTTTCCCAAACTGCTTCATGCAAATCCTTGGCTTGAATCAGGGCAAATCTAGCCCCCCTGCAATTCTCGCCCCAATCAATCAAAAAGGTTTTCATGCTTCCTCCTTTGCCGCTTGTGTTTCTTGGTCCCAAGCATCTTCAAACTGCCGTGAGAACTGAATCAGCACATCGCGCAACGAATCGGTAAAGGCATCGCGCTCCACGAGGATGCGGAGCGAGGCAAGGCCAGGTGACCAGCTTTGGAACCACCAAGCGTTTGCTCCCGTAACGGCCATGCTTCCATGGACTTGGTAAAGGTAGGTATCAGGCAACATTCCAGCGCGACGGTATTCGATGTGTGTTGATGGCACTGGAACTTTACCCTCAAACCCGATGCTCGCGCCTTCGACAAGGCCATCCGGCGAGCATCCGAACCATCCGTCATTGCTTTGGCAAAAGCCCACCTGGACCAGCTTGTTTCCTGTCGCTTTCTCAAAAGCATCGACGGCCTGCGGCTCCATCTCAGTACCGCGCTGCATGGCCGCGTTTTCAAAGTTAGGATTTTGCCAACACTTCGCCCGTTCAGAGATGAGCTTGCAGATCGTCTTCTCACGCGCTCCGTCCGCGACTTTGCCCTTGGCCAAAAGCCAAGGCCCGAAGTTCGATGCGGTCAATACTCCACGGCGAAGGTCATGCCATTCCTCGGAACGTTGCTCGCAATAGTAAATTGTGCAGTCTGGAAATTCTTTCATGCTGAGGCGAGCGTTCTGGGTTTGGTTGCGAAGTCGAGACGAAGCGCCCTGTCGAGAATGTCATCGTTGGGCAGGTGATTAATGCTTGGGAGAATCTCGGGCTTGGCCGGTTCAATGCGTGCCGGTATGACCTCGCGCTTCGATGCTGGAACCAGCTTCCCGCGAACCATCTTGGCGTCCTTGGCCGGGATCACTCTCGCCGGAATGATCCTTTCCTCGGTGGCGTCGATGCCAGTTTGGAAGTCGCACTTCCCGCCAAGGCCAACGTAGAGATCGACTCGGCGCTGCATTTTGGCCCTCTGCCGTGATGTCAGATCAAAGTTCTTGATCTGATACTCAGGGAGGAGGCGCCGAATCGCCGCAAGGTTGAATCGGATGGTTGGGTTTCCGCCGAGGTGGTCGATGTGGTAGATTGAGACTTCTTTCATGCCTCCTCCTTCAATTCAGTGGATTCTGCCTCGATGGCAGGTTGAGAAAACGAAACCTTCGCGGCCTCGTTGGCGGCGCGATTCACCTGGATGTCGGCGAGCTTGTCGCCGTCCTTGTCGAGCGCATCGTGGAACTCAGGCGAGAGCGTCAGGCGCTTGGAATGGCGGCGGATAACCGTCTTCTTGGCCATCTCCTCGAAATCGGTGACCCACGGGCCGGATCCGCTCGCCTTTGACCGTTTGCGAATCGCTTCCACCTCGGCCAGCGTCATCACCTCGGTGTCGATCTCGCCGTTGGACATTTTAACAATGCTGTAGACAGCTTGGAGTTTGCCTCGATCTTCCCGCCAGTTGACGGAGTGCTGGATGTCACCGTTGACCCATTCAAAGGAGTCGTTCTCTTTGATTGTTTCAGCCTTCCACGAAACAACCTCGCCGGATCGTTTGGCAAGCTCGACGAGTCCCTTCCAATCGACAATCAGCTGCACCTCTTTGCCGTAGGGAATCAGGTGGCAGCGCCGCCCGTCAGGCTCAAGGCCAAGGCTAGAGCAGTCGAGCATGGCACGCATAAAGCTCTCCTGCGAGCATTCGGCGAGCTTGGGGGAGCGCAGCAGCAGAGTGGTAGCAACGCGCAGAAAACGATCTGGCGTCATGTGACTAGGCAATGCGCGAGCAATCTGCGCTCTGACCGCCTCGGAGTTAATCAGCCCCTTAATGGTGCGAGGAGCTTCGGTGATTTCGTTTTTCATTTGTCTCTTTTTTGGTTCTAAATAGTGGCCGTGACATTGTCACGCAGACCGCCCATAAAGGCGCTTCGTGGTCTCGCGGATCTCAGCGACAACCTCGTTGTAGTTCGCGACCTTCTCGCCCTTCCATCGGTTATTGTTTGAAGTCACAAGCGCAACGCCTCGCTTGTAGGTCTTTTCCATCATGCGGCGTTTTTGGAGAGTGTTTTTGTTAGCCATGTTGTTT